TCCACCATCAAGGCCATCCGCAAGCTGAAGGACAACAACGGGCAGTACCTGTGGCAGCCGTCCCTGGCAGCCGGGACGCCGGACATGATCTTAGGCCGCCCCATCAAGACCTCGGCGTATATGCCGGCCATGGCCGCGGGCGCAAAGACCATCGCCTTCGGTGATTTCAGCTACTATTGGATTGCCGACCGGCAGGGGCGCAGCTTCAAGCGCCTGAACGAGCTGTTCGCGGCGACCGGGCAGGTGGGCTTCCTCGCCACGCAGCGTGTGGACGGCAAGCTGATCCTTGCGGAAGCGGTGAAGGTGCTGGTGCAGAAAGCGGCATCCGGCTCATAAAAAATACAGATTTTGATGGAAGGCGGTGGCGGCATGGTGGTGACGCTTAACGAGATGAAGAATTACCTCCGTGTGGACTATGACGAGGACGACGCCCTGATTGAAAGCATCATCGGGGCGTCGGAACGCCTCTGCATGGACGTGGCACGGATGGATTCAATGGAAGAGTTTTCTGCTGTGGAGAACGCAAAAGTCTCCGTGCTGTATGCGGCGGCCTACCTTTACGAACACCGGGAGGAGGCAGACCACCGCGCCCTCACGCTCACCCTGCGGGCTTTGCTCTCCGGGGCAAGGAAGGAGGCGTTCTGATGGATGTGGCGGCAATGAACGTGCGGATTATGTTCCAGAAAAATGAAACGGTGTCCGATGCCATCGGGAACAATGAAAATGTGTGGACGGATTATTATTCCTGCCATGCCACCGTCAGCGATTCCCTGGGGAAGTCCTCTGTGGAATCGGAGGCGGCGGGGCAGACCGTGGCGCACCCGGACATCAGCTTCACGGTGCGTTTCTGCAGGAAGTTGAAGGCCGTGGACACCACAGGTTTCCGTATTTTGTGGGACGGCGGCATTTACGACATTCTGAAGGTAGACCATCTGAACAACAAGAAACGGGCATTGAAATTCAAATGTGAGAAAGCGGGGCGGTGATGATGTCAGACAGGGTAAGGATTGACCAGCTTGCGGCCGCGGTGATGGAAGGGCTGACGGAGTATGCGGATCTTGCGGCGGATGAGCTGAAAAAGGCGGTGAAGAAAGCGGGGAATTCCGTGAAAAAGGATATCCAGGCGGGCGCACCGAAGGACACGGGCGCCTATGCGAAAAGCTGGTGTGTGAAGAACGTGAAGGAGACTTCCAACTCCATCGAGCTGGTGGTGCATTCCCGGAACCGCTACCAGCTCTCGCACCTTCTGGAGTTCGGCCATGCGAAGCGGGGCGGCGGGCGCGTTCCCGGAAGGACGCACATTGCGCCTGCGGAGGAACGGGCGGAACGGACGCTGGAGCAGGAGATTGAAAAGGCATTAAGGGGGTGAGGTTATTTTGGAAGGGCTTGTAAAAATGATCGCGGAGATGGGGCTGCCTTTCGCCTATGACCATTTCGCGGAGGGGGAGTCGCCGGAGCCGCCGTTTTTGTGCTACCTCCTGCCGGGGAGCGATAACTTTGCGGCGGACGGGAAGGTGTACCACAAGGGCGCAAGCGTGCATCTGGAAATTTACACGGATAAGAAAGACCCGGAGCTGGAGGAGCAGGTGGAGGATGTGCTGGATGCGTATGAGGTTTTTTATAATAAATCGGAAACGTGGATCAGCAGCGAGCGGCTCTACGAAGTTCTGTATATTTTTGGATGGGAGGCATGACAGATGGCAAATAACAGCAAAAAGAACAAAGTGAAATACAACCTTAAAAATACGCATTATGCGATGCTCAATATTTCGGAGGACGGGGCGGTTTCCTACGGCACGCCCGTCCCGATGCCGGGCTCAGTGTCCATCTCACTGGACGCCAATGGCGAGCCAGAGAATTTCTATGCGGACGGGACGGCTTATTATGTCATCAACAATAACATGGGCTATGACGGCGACCTGGAGCTTGCCATGATCCCGGAGTCATTCCGCAGGGATGCTTTAAGGGAGGAGCTGGACAGCAAGGGCGTGCTGATCGAGAACGCCTCGGCGGAGCTTGCGGCGTTTGCGCTGCTCTTTGAGTTTGACGGCGACCAGCGGCACATCCGGCACGTCCTTTACAACTGTTCTGCGTCCCGCCCCGGCATTGAGGGAAAGACCAATGAGGAGAGCCGGGAGGTGCAGACGGAGACGCTGACCGTCAAGGCCACGCCGCTGGCGGACGGGATGGTGAAGGCGAAGACCGGGGACTCCACGGATGAGACGGTCTATAAGGACTGGTACAAGGCGGTGTATATGCCCACGGCATCAGATGAAGGAGGGGAGGAAAGCGTATGAGCATGACGAGGAAGATCGAGATTGACGGGAAGGAAGTGCCGTTCCGGGCATCGGCGGCTGTGCCGCGCATCTACCGGATCAAGTTCCACCGGGATATTTATAAAGACCTGAGCGCGCTGGAAAAGAGCATTGGGAATAGCGATGAGGAGAATTCCAGCCTGGATTTGTTTTCTTTGGAGCTGTTCGAGAACATCGCTTTTATCATGGCGAAGCACGCCGACCCTTCCATCCCGGACACGCCGGAGGAATGGCTGGACGGCTTCGGCACGTTCTCCATCTACCAGGTGCTGCCGCAGCTCATCGAACTGTGGGGGCTGAACGTGAGGACCGATGTGGAGGCTAAAAAAAACTTCGCGCAACTGACCGCCCGATGACCACGCCGCTGTTCCTGCTGCGGTGTGTGCAGCTCGGCATCTCCATCCGGGATCTGGACCTGCTGACCATCGGCATGATCAACGATATGTATGCGGAGAGCAGCAATGACAGCGCCGACTATTCCATCATCGCGGGGCAGGACGAATTTGACTTATTTTAACCGGAAAATATGTGTATGCGGGACTGGCGGCGGTATTCCAGTCCCCTTTTACGCCTGGGCAGCCGGGCTTTTTTTGTGCCGTTAAGGGGGTGTTGGTGTGGCGGCAAACAGGATAAAAGGGATTACGGTAGAAATCGGCGGCGACACCACGAAGCTCCAGACGGCCCTAAAAGGCGTGAACACGGAGATACGGAACACGCAGTCGCAGCTTAAGGACGTGGAGAAGCTGCTGAAGCTCGACCCCGGCAACACGGAGCTGATGGCGCAGAAGCACCGGCTCCTTGGGGATGCGGTCAGGGAAACGAAGGAGAAGCTGGAAACGCTGAAAACGGTGGCGGAGCAGGCGAACACGGCCCTTGCCAATGGGGAAATCTCACAGAGCCAGTACGACGCCCTCCAGCGGGAGATCATAGAAACCGAAAACAACCTGCGCGACCTGGAGCGGCAGGCGGGGCAGTCTGCCGTGGCTTTACAAAAGATTGCCGCCACGGGGGAGAAGTTAAAGACCGTGGGTTCCGCCATTGAGGGCGTGGGGCAGAAGCTGATGCCCGTCACTGCGGCGGTGGGCGGGCTTGGCGTGGCTGCCGTGAAGGTGGCATCCGACTTCGACTCCGCCATGAGCCAGGTGGCGGCCGTGTCCGGGGCGACAGGGAAAGACCTGGAAGCCCTGCGTGACAAGGCAAGGGAGATGGGCAGCAAGACCAAGTTCTCCGCTTCGGAAGCCGCTGAAGCGATGAACTACATGTCCATGGCGGGCTGGAAGACGAACGATATGCTCTCCGGCATCGAGGGCATCATGAACCTTGCCGCAGCCTCCGGGGAGGACCTTGCCATGACTTCCGATATCGTGACAGACGCGCTGACCGCCCTGGGGCTGTCGGCGGAGGATTCCGGGCATTTTGCGGATATCCTTGCGGCGGCAAGCTCGAACGCCAACACGAACGTCAGCATGATGGGTGAGACGTTCAAATACTGTGCGCCCGTGGCGGGTGCGCTCGGCTTTTCCGCAGAGGATACAGCGGAAGCCATCGGCCTGATGGCGAACGCGGGCATCAAGTCCTCCCAGGCAGGCACGGCCATGCGCTCCATGATGACGAACCTCACCGGGGAAGTGAAGTTTGTCGGGGACGCTTTCGGCGAACTGACCATCCAGACCACGAACACGGACGGCAGCATGAGGAGCCTTGGGGACATCCTGGCAGACTGCCGTGCGGCATTTTCGCAGATGTCCGAGTCGGAGAAGGCCGCCAATGCGGAGGCTCTGGTCGGGAAGAACGCCATGTCCGGCTTCCTTGCGGTGATGAACGCCGCGCCTGGGGACATTGAAAAGCTGAACAGCGCCATCAACAACTGTGACGGCACGGCGGAGAAGATGGCGGCCACTATGCAGGATAACCTTGCGGGGCAGCTCACCATCCTAAAGAGCCAGCTTGAGGAACTGGCGATATCCATAGGCGAAATCCTGATGCCGTACATCCGGCAGATTGTTGGCTGGATACAGGGGCTTGTGGACTGGCTGAACAGCCTGGACGAAGGCACGAAGAAGATTATTGTCACGGTCGCCCTTGTGGCTGCGGCGCTCGGCCCCGTCCTGATCGTCATCGGGAAAGTGGTCGGGGCAATCGGAACAATCATGACCGTGGTGCCGCAGATCGCCAGCGCCATTTCCGGCGTGATCGCTTTCGTGTCCGGGACAGTGATTCCGGCGATCTCCGCCGTGGTGGCGGCTATCGGATGGGTGCCCCTGGCGATTGCGGCAGTGGTGGCGATACTTGTGGTGCTGTACAACAAGTGTGAGTGGTTCCGGGAGGCGGTGAACGCCATCTGGACGCAGATCAAGGAATTTTTTGTTTCCGCATGGGAGGTCATCTGTCCTTTCTTTACGGAAACCATACCGA